ATGGCGGAATTGGCAGACGCGCAAGATTCAGATTCTTGTCCCATTATTGGCGGTGCAGGTTCAAGTCCTGTTATCCGCAGTAGAAAAACCCTTGATTTTTCAAGGGTTTTTCTTTATACATTTATTTGGAAATATTTACCTATATTGTATATTTCTGCTTTTGGTGCAGTACCAGATGATTTGGAAATAGAATTTAATACTTGCAGAAGACCAACAGAAGAAGAAAGAAAAACATTAGCACAACAAATTGCTTCTTCTATAAATGAAATTTATAATTCTGGTTTAATTAGTCAAAAAACGGCATTAAAAGAATTAAGACAATCTGCTGAAAATACGGGTATGTGGACAAATATTACAGATGAGGATATTGAAAAGGCAAGTGATGAAACAGCATTTCCTACAGAGGATTTGACACAACCACCTTCTTTTTATCAGTATGGAGAAATAGGCTATGAACAAAAAGAATAACGATTTATCAGTGTGGAAAACAAGCAAGAGGTTAGAAAGAAATTATGAAAAAATATTAAAAGTAATACAAAATCAATTTTTTCAAGCGATTTCAAATAAAAACAATGCAAATGAAATGATAAATATGCTAAAGGTAATTTCAAGGCAACATTCTTTTGAAACATATTGTCAAGAAATTGCTTTAAAAATGGTGACATCTGTTTATCAAAAAACAGAGGGGAATTGGAGAAAAGCAGCAGAACAAAATACAAAAGGACGTGAAATTTATGAGGCACTCAAAAAAGAAAAACAAAATGTATTGATGGAAAATGTCATACAAAAATTGATAGAACAAAATGCCTATTTTATTAAAACATTGCCATTAGATATTGCAAGTGACATTACAAAATATATAGAAAAAGAAACTACAAAAGGCAGGAGAGCAGAGGAATTAGTACAGGAAATCAAAATAAAATTTCCTGAAAAAACAAAAGCAAATGCAAAATGTATTGCAAGAACAGAAATTAGCAAAGCACAGTCTGCACTCACAAAAACAAGAGCAGAAATATTAAATATACAATGGTATATCTGGAGAACCTCTCAAGATGAAAGAGTAAGAAATGCACATAAACATATGGAAGGAGTGCTTGTAAGTTGGAAAGACCCTCCTTCTTCTGAACAACTTTCAAAATCAAAATATCAATATGGCAAATATCATGCAGGAGAAATATTTAATTGCAGGTGCTATGCAGAACCTATTGTAGATATTCGTTTTGTAAAATTCCCACGTAAAGTATATTATAATGGCAGAATTGTAAGAATGACAAAAGCAGAGTTTTTAACGCTTTCTTGAAAGAAAGCTTAGCAAAGAACTTTAAATTAAATTTACGAAATAAAAACAAAAGTTTTAGGAAAACTTGAACACAATTATATTAAGTTTCATACAGATTGATTTTATAAAAAAGGAGGAAAAACTATTTGAAATTAAAAAATAGAATAGTCAAAGACAAAAAAGCCTTTTATGGTAGTCGTATCAGTGAAAACAGAATACGAACACCAGAGGGCTTTTTAATATGCAAAAATGTACCTATTGCAAAAGTAGGTACACAACAATATTTGGGCGAGGAGTTAGGGCTAGAGGGATATGAAAATATATTAGTAGAAGTTGTTAGAACAGAACAAGAAGTGTTTTCTCCTAAAACAATAGCAAGTTTTGAAGGAAAGCCTTTTACAGACGACCACCCAGAACAATCAGAATTTGTAACAACAGAAAATTATAAGCAATATGTAAAAGGTCATGTGACAAATGTAAGAAGGGGAGAAGGGGATTTTTCAGATAAATTACTTGCAGATATTATAGTATATGACAAAACGGTAATAGAGGAAATTGAAAGTGGCAGAAAAAGAGAAATTAGCTGTGGTTATGGTTGTGACTATGGTATAAATGAAAATGGAAATATACTTCAAATCAATATTACAGGAAATCATGTTGCATTAATAGAGGAAGGCAGAGCAGGACACAGTGTAAGAATATTAGACCATAATAAATATAAAAAAGGAGTTGTAAAAACTATGGCAAAAATGAAAACAAAAAAACAAATCATTGCAAGACTTTTTCCGTCTTTTGCAAAAGACGCTTCTACTACTCCAGAGGAGATACAAGAAATTGTAACTGCTATCAATGAGGTAGGGGATGAAGAAGCAGAAGTACCACCAGCACAAGAAAGTAAGCCAACAGCAGATGATGATGTGCTTTCTAAAGTGCTAGATGGTATACAAGCGTTAAAAGATGAAATAGGAGAATTAAAAGCAGCAAATCAGCAGCAAAATGACCCTTTAAAAAAATTAGAACAGCAACTTGCAAATGAAGTTGCTTCAGATAATAATGAAGAAGTTGCAACAGATGAAGACATTACAGAAGACGATGATGATGTGACAACAGATGAGGATATTACAGAGGACGATGATGAAATAGCAGCGGATGAAGATGTTGCAGAGGACGATGATATAACAGAAGATGATGACATAGAAACATCTGATGAAAAAACGACAGCAAGTGCAGCAGATAAAAAAGCTATGTTAAAACTCATTCGTAATATACGTCCTGTTATAGCAAAAATGAAAGATGGTAAACAGAAAAAAGCAGTAACAGACTTTTTAATAAAAATGGCACGTGCTACTTCTGGAAAAAGTAGAACACCAAAAAAGAATGGCTATGCTGATATTATGAAAGTAAAACAAAGACGTACTTCACAATTTTTAGCAAAAGACAGCAAAATATATGATGATAGCCAATTAGGAAAACAAATTGCAAAACAAAGAAATCCACACTACAAACTTTCTTGAAAGAAAGTTTGACAAAGAACTTTAGAAAATATTCACACAATAAACATAAAAATTTTATATAAACTACAATAAAAGAAATAAGGAATATTTTCATTTATAAAATAAGGAGGAATAATAATGTCTGGAAAAGCAATAGGAAAAAATTTTGATTTAGGTTATGCAGGAAATGTTTCAAGAGATAGAGATAATATTATTGTTTCAAGAGTAGTAAAGCAAGGAGAACAAGATATATTGTTTGGACAAGCTGTGGTATTAAATGAGGATAATATAATACAAAAAATAGGTGAGGAAAATACACAAGAAAAATGTATTGGTATTGCAATAAGAGAAGTAAAACAAACTACAAATTATTTTACATCAGAAGGAGCATATCATCAAGGCGATGCTTGCAGTATTTTAACAAGAGGCAGCATTACGGTAAAATGTAATAAAGGCACACCCAAAGCAGGTGGTAAAGTGTATGTTAGAACAACACAAAGCGAAAGTATAGAAAATGGTGGTGTAGGAGAATTTGAAGCAGAACAAGATACAGGTAATGTAGAGTTAGAAAATGTGATATTTACAACAGGACAATTAGATAAAAATAATATTGCAGAAATTACAATATTAGAAAGAAGAATATAGGAGGAATTACGGTATGGTAAATTTTAAAAAAGGAAATTTTCCGCAGCAAATATTGAATATAAAAGGCAGGAAAACAGTAGATAGTGGTGCGATTGCTTCTGGTATGGCATTTTTAGAGGGACAGCTTGAAAAGATAGATCATAAATTAAGAGAGCCTCTCACTAGCACTTGGTGGGCAAGGGATATTGTGGCAAAAACAGGAGGCGGTTTTGTAGAATATACTTCTGCATATGATGTTTCTTATGCTACAACAGGCGGTAACAGTAATGGCATTATGGGCGGAGAAACAAACGAATTACCTATTATGCAGGCTGATATTAGCAAAGAAATATACAAGGTATTTAACTGGGGACACGTTTTGAGAGTACCTTTTATAGACCAGCAAAAACTTCAAAAAATAGGTAGAGATTTAGAAAGTATATTAAACAATGGCTTAAAATTAGTATATGATAAAACATTAGACATCAATGTATATGAGGGTTTTGCAGAATATGGTACATATGGGCTTGTAAATAATCCTAATGTTGTTACTAAAACAGCAGCAACAGCAGCAGACGGTACTACAACAGCATGGACAAAAAAGACACCAGATGAAATATTATCAGATATCAATGGAGCAATTACGGCAACGTGGGTAAATTCAGAATATGACCTATCTGGTATGGCAAATCATATTTTGATACCACCAGAACAATATAGCACATTAGTAGAAAGAAAGGTATCTAATGACGCAAGTAAATCTATATTGACTTATTTATTAGAAAATAATATAGGAAAAGAACAAGGTGTTACACTTTTTATTGGTCCTTGTCCATTTTTGAAAGGAGCAGGCACAGGTGGTACAGATAGAATGATGGCTTATGTCAATGACGAAGACAAAGTTAGATTTTCTATTACAGTACCTATGACACGTTTACAAGTAGAAGCTTCTGTAACACAATTATCTTATTTATCTGCATTTGTGGCACAATTCGGACAGGTAGAATTTTTATATTTGCAACCAGTACAATATATTGATGGTATTTAAAAGGAAGGGGTAGAAAAATGAGAATATTTACAAAAAAAACATTTCAATTTGAAAAACAAAATATGTCTACTATTACTACAAAAGCAATGACATTTCAAGATGTGCCAGATTGGGTAAAGAATACCCTTCTTTTTGAATTAGCATTGAAAGATGTTTCTGTACAAGTGCTTGCAGATACCAAACAGCAAAAAGAACTTGAAAATGACGGTATGACACAAGAAGAAAAAAATTGAGAGAACAAGCAAAACAGCTTGATATTAAAAAATGGCAGACGCTTGGTATTACGAAATTAAAAAAGGAAATAGCAGAAAAACAAAAACAGTTACAACAAAAGGAAGAAAGTGGAGAACAAGAAGAATTGCCAGAACAACAGGAACAAATACAAAATGAAGAACAACTACCAGCACAATAAAAGCAGGTGATGTATGATGAAAGCGATTGAGAAAGGTAGAGAAAATCCACCTTTTACACTTTCTGATTTTTTAAAAAGATACCCTCAATTTGAAACCATATTACCGGAAGAAATCATACAAATGTATTTAGATTTTGCACACCATTGTATTAAATATTATCGCTGGAGAAATGGCTTTAAAATTGGTATAGGGCTTTTTGTAGCACATTTTTGTACTTTGTACTTGCAATCTTTTAGTGATAGTAGTGCACAAGCTGTTATTAATGCAGGACAATCAAAGGGGCTTGTAACAAGCAAAACAGTAGATGGTGTTTCAGTAAGTTACGATTATGCAACAGCATTGCAAGGCTTATCAGAATGGGGAGGTTGGACAATGACTATCTATGGAACACAATTAGTAATGCTTGCAAAACTATATGGCAAAGGTATGTTTGTAGTGCCATAAAATTGACAAAATAGATAAAGTAAAGTATAGTAATATCATAATAAATATAAGAGGGTGAAAAGTTATGATAGCTGTGAATGATACGGATTTATGTAAAAATGTCAATTCTTATATGAACAAAGTAACAGAAAATGAAGAAGCTATGATTGTTGTGAGAGGAAATAATCAAAATATTGTTATGCTTTCAGAAGAAAGTTATAATAATTTGATTGAAAATGTTTATGTTATGGGAAATAAAGCAAATTATGATTGGCTTATGCAGTCAAAGGCACAACTAGAACAAGGCAATATTATAACAAAGCAGTTAATTGAGGTAGATACAGATGAATAAAGTGTTTACAGATAATGGCTGGAAAGATTATGTATATTGGGAAACAGAAGATAGAAAAACATTAAAAAGAATTAATACATTATATAGAAGATATTGCAAGAAATGGTAATGAAAGTATTGGAAAACCAGAACTATTAAGAAATAATCTTTCTGGATTTTGGAGCAGAAGAATTAATGATAAAGATAGATTGATATATAAAATAGAACAAGATAATATTTATATACTTTCTTGTAGATACCATTATAGTGATAAATAAAAGGAAAAGACTTAGATATATAAAATATTCTAGGTCTTTTTTTATGCAAAAAAGTGGTGATAGCTATGGAACTATTTGAATTTTTAGGAGAAGTAAGAGCAACAGATAGACAATTACAAGCTGTTCAAAAAAGCATTAAAACATTAAAAACAGTAGATGTACTTGTGGGAGTACCACAACAAGAAACAGGTAGAGAGAAAAAAGGTGTTACAAATGCAGAACTTTTGTATATTCATACAAACGGTTCTCCTACAAACAATATCCCTCCTAGACCTATCATAGAACCAGCGATACAAGATAGCAAAGAAGAAATAGGTACATTGTTAAAAGAAGCAATATTAAAAGCATTAGAAGGGGACACAGATAGTGCTATGGCTGGTATGGAAAGAGTAGGATTACAAGGAGAAAATGCCGTAAAAGGCTGGTTTACCAATCCCAAAAATAACTGGGCAGAAAATGCAGAAAGTACAATAAAACAAAAAGGGAGTAGTAAACCATTGATTGATACAGGACAATTACGAAAGTCTATTACTCATGTTGTAAAAAAGAAGGGATAACAATGATTGATGTGTCAGAATTGATAAAAGACAGTGATTTTGCAACAGAATATATAGTACATAGAAAAAAAGGTATATGGAAAAAGGGACGATTTTGTTTAGAAGAAGAACAAAGTTTTTGTTATATAGGAGTAGTGCAACCAGCTACAGAGAAAGAGTTAGAGCAATTAGATATAGGTGACAGACAAAAGTTTATTATGAAATTTCTATGTGCTTATCCAGATGAAATATTTGTAACACAACAGAACGAACAAGAAGAACTGTTTTCAGATGTCATAGAATATTTAGGGAAA